CCTCAAAGTAATGGGGTGTCCCTAATTTTTATTCATGGGATAAAACCAAATTATGGAAAGGTAATTGGAATAAACCATACTGAAACAATAAACCTTGAACTAAACAAAGTAGTAGATATCCTGTCAGAATGTAATAATATTTTTGTTAGAGATAAAAAAGAAACTCTTCACTATCTTAATTTAAATAATTTGGAGGATTGTAACTTTGAATATCCTATATATGAGCCAAAAATGTTATTTTCACAATCTTTAAGATTGAAAAAATATGTGGGTATTAAACATCCTAATACCTTATTACCGTGTTCCAAACATTATGAATATTGTTACAACATTTTCTCGGAGTTAAAACAAAATTTAATAAAGATTGACACTAAGTATTATAAATTTTTCAATAGATATACAATCCCAATATTTAAACACATAGAATCCAATGGGATAGAAATAGATTTTGAATTATTTAGTAAGCAATTTTACAAAAACACTAATCCTAAATATTTTTCTGTTTTTAATATTAAAAATATGACTACAAGACCATCGAATAGTTTTAATGGGATTAATTTAATGGCCCTAAATCAAAAAAATAACAGTAAAGAGTGTTTTATACCCAAAAATGATTATCTTGTGGAATTAGATATTAAAGCATATCACCCCACAATAGCGGCCAAACTCATTGATTATAAATTTCCGACAACTGATATACACCAATATTTTGCTGATTTATATAAGAAGGATTATAAAGAAGCTAAATTTATTACATTTAAACAGTTTTATGGTGGTATAAAAGAAGAATATAAACATCTAGAATTTTTTAATTTACTAGATAAATATATACAAAATCTTTGGAGTGGTTATCAAACCAAAGGTTATATTGAATCCCCAATATCTGGTTTTAGATTTAAAAAAGAAAATTTAAAAGATCTATACCCACAAAAGTTATTTAATTACCATTTACAAGAAATGGAAACATCAATAAATTTAATGGTATTAGATAAAATAATACCAAAATTAAAAAATAAAAAAACTAAAATTGTACATTACGTTTATGACAGCATATTAATAGATTTTAGCAAAGAAGACCAAAACATTATACCGGAAATAATAAGTATATTTGGGAAATTTGGTTTTATAGTTGAAGGAAAAGCTGCTAAGAACTACAATGAAATCTAGGGATAACACGACATTTTAATATTTATAATGGGGGATTAACCCAAAATTTTAACACAAAAATTCATGAGTAACAATAAATTATTATGTACCTTTGTAGAAAAAGAAGATATAGAGAATCAACTAAGTACGTTGTCCCATCTATATAAGATAAAAAATGATAAAATATTTATACTTGATATAGAGGGTAGTAAAGAAGTTATTTTAACATATGGGGCCGATGTTTTTAATTTGAATACAATACCCAAAAACACTATTTTTGTCCATAGAAAACAACAAAGTAATACTCTATTTACCATAAATGCCCTTAATAAATTAATATACAAAATTACAGGGAGTTATAACCCTTCCCACGAAATAGATTGGAGTTCGTATAGTAATTCCGTATTATTAACCCGAGGAGAGGATTTAAATATATTAAATACAAAATTAAACAAAATACATACCATTAAATAAAGTAAATAACATAAAAGCAAATAATAAGCTATAGACTCAAATAAAAATATTATTATCTTTCACAAGGATAATTTGCAATTTAAACAAGTCTATATTATATTATCACATTGAACAATAATCACTTAAATTAATTAAATTATGGATTTAGCAGCTGTAAAAGCAAAACTTTCCCAACTTCAAAACACAGAGAGTGGGAAAAAGAAAGAAACATCAGATAAATTTAAACCATCTGTTGGAGAACAAACAATAAGGGTCGTTCCTTCAAAACATAGCCCCGATCTACCATTTACAGAATTAAAGGTTCACTATAATAGGGGTCAGAGAGTAATGATATCACCTTTAAATTGGGGTGACAGAGACCCTTTAATGGAATTTGCAGAAAAATTACGTGAAGGGGATTATGAAAAAGAAAGATATAAATTATCAAAGAGTATTGAACCTAAAACCCGATACTTTTGTCAGGTAGTAATTAGAGGTGAGGAAGATAAAGGGGTTAAAATTTGGGAGTTTGGAAAAACTGTTTATGAAGAATTATTAGCATTGGCATTGGACGAAGAAGTAGGTGATTTTACGGATGTGGATTCTGGTAGAGATCTAAAACTTACAACAACTTCCCCAGAACAAAATGGTACTTCTTATAATAAAACTACCCTAAGAATAAAACTTGCGACAAGTCCTTTATCAACTAACCCAGATCAAGTAGAGCAATTCTTGGAAAACCAAGACAAGCCTATTGATAGATATAAGATTTATTCTTTCGATGAAATGAAGACCAGTCTTCAAAATTGGTTAGATCCTGATTCTAGTAAGGGTGGGGATTCTCAACCAAATCAAGAATCTAAAGATGTATTTCCAAGTAAGGAAGATGTCAAGAAAAGAAAAGAAGAATCTATAATGGATGGTCCTTCAACCGACTTTAAAGATGAGGACACAACTGATGTAAAAAAATCTTCATCCCAAGATGAATTCAAAAAATTATTTGAAAAAACGGAATAACCACTAAAAACAATTAAATGGCTAATAGTAAAGATAAAAAATCTTTAAAGGAGAAGGCCTCCTCGAAACTTAAAAATAGTTTTGATTTAGACAGCTTTAAAAAAAAGAAAGGTGTTGTATCAAGTACTAAATTTAAAGAGTTAAAATGGATTAACTTCTCCGAGGCCCTACAAGATGCAACTAAAGTACCAGGAATACCCATGGGCCATATATCTTTGGTCCGTGGTCATTCCGATACAGGAAAATCCACTACATTAGCTGAAATAGCTACTGAAGCTCAAAAACAAAAAATATTACCCGTATTTTTAATAACTGAAATGAAATTTGGTTGGGAATATTTTACTAGACAAGGATTTGAGTTAGAACATGTTTATGATGACGATGGAAACATTATTGATCATAAGGGGTTTTTCATTTATGCTGATAGGTCTACCTTAAAGAGTATTGAGGACATGGCATCATTTATTTATGATTTATTAGAAGAACAAGAGAAGGGGAATTTACCGTTTGATTTGTTATTTTTAATAGATAGTATTGGAGCGACACCATGTTTAAAAAGTATTGAAAATAAAAAAAACAACCCAATGTGGAATGCTGCTGCATATTCACAACAATTTGGAAATTTTATTAATCAAAAGATAGTACTTTCTAGAAAAGAAGATTACCCTTATACTAATTCATTATTGGCCGTAAACAAGGTATGGGTTGAACCCGCTGCTAGTGTTATGGCACAACCCAAAATGAAAAATAAGGGTGGTGATACAATGTTTTATGATTGTAGTATGTGTGTTACATTTGGAAATATATCAAATTCAGGAACTTCCGTTATTAATGCTGTAAAGGATGGGATGACCGTAGAGTATGCCAAGAGAACAAAAATAAAGGTAGATAAAAACCATATTACAGGTTTATCTACAAAGGGAATAGTTCTTATGACTAATCATGGTTTTATAAAAAATACTCCCGTCAGTATTAAAAATTATAAAGATGCCCATAAGGATGAATGGATGAAGAAGTTGGGAGGTTCTGAATATGGGAAATCTGATTTTGAATTAGTAGAAGATCGGGGAAACGAATGGGATGAAAATTTTGAGAAGATACCAACTAAATCTGACACTGATTAATGAAAACTAAATACCAAAATATTTTAGATAATATAAATGAAGATGTCCCTACTCAACGTAGGGACAAATTTCAAAAAGTATTATTAATTGATGGGCTCAATTTGTTTTATAGAAACTTTTGTGTTATAAATTCAATTAATTCTAATAACGAGCATATAGGAGGATCAGGGGGTTTTCTAAGATCTTTAGCTTTACTAATCAGAAACAATAGACCTACAAAGGTTTTTGTTGTCTTCGATGGTGGTGGTCATACTAATAACCGAAAAAACATTTTATCTGAATATAAAAGTAATAGAGTACAAAGGAAAATACTAAATAAAAATATCCACAGTTCATTTGATGAGGATGAAAACTCCCAAATAAAACAATTGGGTAAAATTAATGAGTATTTAAAACTTTTGCCTGTTCATACAGTGATGGTTGATGGGTTTGAGGCAGATGATATCATCGCTATAATGGCAAGAACATTGGATTTACAGTATAATACACAGTCACTCATAGTATCTAGCGACCAAGATTTTTTACAGTTGATAAACCGCAATATTACAGTTTATAGACCTATGGAAAAGAAATACTATAGACCTGAAGATGTAATAAATAAATTTGATTGTACACCCCAAAATTTCATTTTATATAAAATATTAATGGGTGACACATCCGACAATATTAAAAAAATAAAAGGTTTGGGTGCTAAAAAGTTTAAGACGCTGTTTCCACAATTAAAAGAAAAGGATACTGTAACTTTTGATGATTTAATAGATTATGCAGGAGATAACATTGATGAACATGAGATATTTGCTCGTATAGTTGT